CTTAGCATCTAAATGTGATTACAAAATAAAAAAGCATTATTTTGTGCAAAGTATAAATGAGGAAGAAGCTAAGAATATGGCATTAAAACTGACTCATAAAAAACTCCCATTCAAAACTGCAAGCATAGAGGTCGAAAAAGTGGAGGTAGTAGAATGATGCCGAAATATCGAGTATGGGACACCGAAACAAAAAAGATGTGTGAGGTTGTGGCGTTAGATCTTCACAATAGCGAAGTTAGTTATTCAACTAAAGAAAATGAATACGGCAAGGTTATAAAGGAGTTTATAAAGACTGAGAAAATGGCAGATGTAGAACTTATGCAGTCAATTGGTATAAATCTGTGGGGAAGAGAATTATACGAGGGCGATATATTAAAAGTCGTATCAACGAAACTGTGGGGCATCGAACGGGATAAAACATACATTTATTTAGATGCTACAGGCGTAGTCACTCGAAACGCTATTGGCACTATAATTGGCGACGTACATCTATTGAGAGTTTTTGAGGCTGAAGAAGTTCGTGAAATGCCAACTATTGAATACTTGGGCAATAAGTTTGAAAATCCGGAGTTACTGGAGGTGCCAGAATGAACTATGAAACAGGGTTCCAACTAGGTGTAATGGACGCTAGGTTGAAGAAGATGAGAAAACAACGTGATGAGTACAAGAAGCAACGCGATGAGCTTATCGTGGATATAGCTAAGTTAAGAGAGCGTAACGAAGAGCTGGAGAACATGTGGCGCACAGTCAAAAATGAATTGCTTGGAAGATACGAATTTTACCGTTTTAGACTTAACGAACTACAGATTGAGAGTAGAGCGAACAAGGCAGTAGCTATAAACATGGGAGCTAAAATCAACGCAAGTGCTATATTGTACCGAATGGACAAATTAGACGGAACAAATGAGTTCTACGAATTTTTAGGACAAATGGAGGATGACACTAATGAATAACCGTGAACAAATAGAACAGTCCGTTATAAGTGCTAGTGCGTATAACGGTAATGACACAGAGGGATTACTAAAAGAGGTTGAAGACGTGTATAAGAAAGCGCAAGCGTTTGATGAAATACTTGAGGGAATGACAAATGCTATTCAACATTCAGTTAAAGAAGGTATTGAACTTGATGAAGCAGTAGGGATTATGGCAGGTCAAGTTGTCTATAAATATGAGGAGGAGCAGGAAAATGACTAATACATTAACAATTGATCAGTTACAAGAGTTATTACAAATACAAAAGGAGTTCGACGATAGAATTGAAACCAAAAATCCGAAAGATACGCACAAAGCGTATGTAGAAGAATTTTTCGAATGGTATAACACAATAGAGCCATTCAAGAACTGGAAAAAGTTAAAAGGTAAACCTATTGAAGAACAACTTGATGAACTATCAGATATGTTGGCATTTGCACTATCCTATGTATTGATGACTGAAAGTTACGAAGAGCCCGAAACTTATTTTTGTGAAATACCAGAATTAACAAATCAATATAGTTTTTTAGCCAAATTACACAAAGTTATTTCAGTGACAGAATATCATAAACAAAATAAACACTATGAACGTACTGGCGATTTAGAAATCAATCATATTTTAGATTTGTTGGTAGATGTGGAATTAGTATTACCTTTTCAAATAGCTGTGGAGTATTATTCTATCGACCAACTCATTGACGCATACAAAAAGAAAATGAAAAGGAATCATGAAAGACAAGATGGAACAGCAGACGCAGGAAAAGGATACGTGTAAAGACATCTTAGATCGAGTCAAGGAGGTTTTGGGGAAGTGACACAATACTTAGTCACAACATTCAAAGATTCAACAGGACGTAAACATACACACATAACTAAAGCTAAGAGTAATCAAAGGTTTACAGTTGTTGAGGCAGAGAGTAAAGAAGAAGCGAAAGAGAAGTACGAGAAACAAGTTAAAAGGGATGCAGTTATTAAAGTGGGTCAGTTGTTTGAAAATATAAGGGAGTGTGGGAAATGATTAAAAAACTTAAAAATATGGATTGGTTCGATATCTTTATTGCTGGAATACTGCGATTATTCGGCGTAATCGCACTGATGCTTGTTGTCATATCGCCTATCTATACAGTGGCTAGTTACCAAAACAAAGAAGTACATCAAGGGACAATTACAGATAAATATAACAAGAGACAAGATAAAGAAGACAAGTTCTATATTGTATTAGACAACAAACAAGTCATTGAAAACTCCGACTTATTATTCAAAAAGAAATTTGATAGCGCAGATATACAAGCTAGGTTAAAAGTAGGCGACAAAGTAGAAGTTAAGACGATTGGATATAGAATACACTTTTTAAATTTATATCCGGTCTTATACGAAGTAAAGAAGGTAGATAAACAATGATTAAACAAATATTAAGACTATTATTTTTATTAGCAATGTATGAGCTAGGTAAGTATGTAACTGAGCAAGTATATATTATGATGACGGCTAATGATGATGTAGAGGCGCCGAGTGACTTTGAGAAAATCAGAGCTGAAGTTTCAAGGTAATAGCTATTATCATTTTTGAATTAATTATATTAATGTGTTTAGCAATAGCACTGGAGGTGTTGTAAATATGTGGATTGTCATTTCAATTGTTTTATCTATATTTTTATTGGTCTTGTTAAGTAGCATTTCTCATAAGATGAAAACCATAGAAGCATTGGAGTATATGAATGCTTATCTTTTCAAGCAGTTAGTAAAAAATAATGGTGTTGAAGGTTTAGAAGATTATGAAAATGAAGTTGAACGAATTAGAAAAAGATTCAAAAGCTAAAGAGAGGCGTTGGCTTCTCTGCTCTATCTAAAATAATGAAAGGAGCCGAACATGTTAGACAAAGTCACTCAAATAGAAACAATTAAATATGATCGTGATGTCTCATATTCTTATGCTGCTAGTCGCCTATCCACACATTGGACTAATCACAATATGGCTTGGTCTGACTTTATGCAGAAGCTAGCACAAACAGTTAGAACTAAAGAAGATTTAACTGAGTACAATAAAATGTCTAAGTCTGAACAAGCAGATATAAAAGATGTTGGCGGATTTGTCGGCGGTTATTTAAAAGAAGGTAAACGGCGTGCTGGTCAAGTCATGAATCGTTCAATGCTAACACTTGATATCGATTATGCTGCTCAAGATATGACCGACATATTATCTATGTTTTATGATTTTGCATACTGTTTATATTCAACACATAAGCATAGAGAGATAAGTCCAAGACTGCGTTTAGTGATTCCTTTAAAACGAAATGTAAATGCAGATGAGTATGAAGCTATTGGGCGTAAAGTCGCAGATATCGTTGGCATGGATTACTTCGATGATACAACTTATCAACCACATAGGTTAATGTATTGGCCTTCAACTAGCAATGATGCAGAATTTTTCTTTACCTATGAAGATTTACCTTTGTTAGACCCAGATAAAATATTAAATGAATATGTTGATTGGACTGACACATTAGAATGGCCAACGTCTTCAAGGGAAGAGAGTAAGACTAAAAGATTAGCAGATAAGCAAGGCGACCCAGAAGAAAAGCCGGGAATTGTTGGTGCATTTTGTAGAGCCTATACGATAGAAGAAGCTATAGAAACTTTTATTCCTGACTTATACGAAAAACATTCTACTAACCGTTATACCTATCACGAAGGCTCAACTGCAGGTGGATTGGTGTTATACGAAAATAACAAGTTTGCCTATTCTCATCATAATACGGATCCCGTAAGCGGTATGCTTGTGAACAGTTTTGATTTAGTACGCATACACTTATATGGTGCTCAAGATGATGACGCTAATACAGATACTCCGGTTAATCGACTACCTAGTTATAAAGCAATGCAGCAAAGAGCGCAAAATGATGAAGTTGTTAAAAAGCAATTAATTAACGACAAAATGTCTGATGCAATGCAGGATTTCGATGAAATAGTAAATAGCGATGATGCATGGTCTGAGACGTTAGAAATTACTTCGAAAGGTACTTTCAAAGCTAGTATCCCAAATATAGAAATTATATTGCGTAATGATCCAAATTTAAAAGGAAAAATAGCCTTTAACGAATTTACAAAACAAATTGAATGCTTAGGGAAAATGCCATGGAATAATAATTTTAAAATACGTCAATGGCAAGACGGTGATGATAGCAGTTTAAGAAGTTATATCGAAAAGATTTATGACATACACCATTCAGGTAAAACAAAAGATGCCATTATAAGCGTAGCAATGCAAAATGCTTATCATCCAGTAAGGGATTATCTAAATAAAATATCGTGGGATGGACATAAACGTCTTGAAAAGTTATTTATCAAATACTTAGGTGTTGAAGACACTGAAGTGAATAGAACAACTACCAAAAAAGCATTGACTGCTGGAATCGCTAGAGTAATGGAGCCTGGATGTAAATTTGACTATATGCTTACACTTTATGGTCCTCAAGGTGTAGGTAAATCTGCTTTGCTAAAAAAATTAGGTGGTGCATGGTTTTCTGACAGTTTAGTTTCTGTTACAGGTAAAGAAGCTTATGAGGCATTACAAGGCGTTTGGCTAATGGAAATGGCAGAACTTGCAGCTACAAGAAAAGCTGAAGTTGAAGCTATTAAGCATTTCATATCTAAACAAGTTGACCGATTTCGTGTTGCTTATGGGCATTATATTGAAGATTTTCCAAGGCAATGTATTTTCATTGGTACAACTAATAAAGTTGATTTCTTAAGAGATGAAACTGGTGGAAGACGTTTTTGGCCAATGACTGTAAATCCAGAGAGAGTTGAAGTGAACTGGTCTAAACTAACCAAAGATGAGATTGACCAAATTTGGGCAGAAGCTAAATATTATTATGAACAAGGAGAAGAGTTATTCCTCAACCCTGAACTAGAAGAAGAAATGCGTTCAATACAAAGCAAACATACTGAGGAATCTCCATATACAGGTATTATTGAGGAATATCTTAACACGCCAATTCCAAGCAATTGGGAAGACTTGAGCATCTTTGAAAGAAGGCGATTTTACCAAGGTGATGTTGATATGTTACCAACAGGAAATGTAGATTACGTTGAAAGAAATAAGGTCTGTGCGCTTGAAGTGTTTGTTGAATGTTTTGGTAAAGATAAGGGAGATAGTAGAGGATCTATGGAAATTAGAAAGATTTCAAACATCTTAAGACAATTAGACAATTGGTCTTTATATGATGGCAATAAAAGCGGGAAAATTCGATTTGGAAAAGATTATGGTGTACAGATAGCTTATGTAAGAGATGAAAGTTTAGAGGATTTAATATAAGAATTATTGAATAAATATACATTTCAGAGTGTTGTATCAGATGTTGCATCATTTTTTGAGTGATGCAACACGTGAGTGTAAAAAGTAATCGTAGGTGTTGCATCATTTTTAGTGATGCAACATTGATGCAACAAATGATACAACACCTCTTTCCCTTCTCGCTGTAAGGTTCAACCCTGTTTGTTTCCAATGTTGCATCAAATTCACTATAAAGTTTAAAAAGTAGTGTTAGGGAGTAAAGAGGTATAGGGGTAACCCTCTAACAGCTATTTTTAAAAGTTTGGCAAGAATTGATGCAACATCGGAACACAAATATAAATTTTGTATACAAGGTGAATAAATGAAAGAGTCGACATTAGAAAAATATTTAGTGAAAGAGATAACAAAGCTAAACGGTTTATGTTTAAAATGGGTTGCACCTGGAACAAGAGGTGTGCCAGATAGAATTATTATTATGCCAGAAGGAAAAACATATTTTGTAGAAATGAAGCAAGAAAAAGGAAAGTTGCATCCTTTACAAAAATATGTGCATAGACAATTTGAAAATAGAGATCATAAAGTATATGTGTTATGGAATAAAGAACAAGTAAATACTTTTATCAGAATGGTAGGTGGAACATTTGGCGATTGACTTCAAACCACATAGCTATCAAAAGTATGCAATAGATAAAGTGATAGATAATGAGAAATACGGTCTGTTTTTAGATATGGGTCTAGGGAAAACAGTATCAACACTTACAGCATTTAGTGAATTGCAGTTGTTAGACACTAAAAAAATGTTAGTTATAGCACCTAAACAAGTTGCTAAAGATACATGGGTTGATGAAGTTGATAAGTGGAACCATTTAAATCATCTGAAAGTGTCTTTAGTTTTAGGAACACCTAAAGAAAGAAATGATGCATTAAACACAGAGGCTGATATCTATGTAACCAATAAAGAAAATACTAAATGGTTATGTGATCAATATAAAAAAGAATGGCCATTTGACATGGTTGTGATTGATGAACTGTCTACATTTAAAAGTCCTAAGAGTCAAAGGTTTAAATCTATTAAAAAGAAATTACCACTCATTAATAGATTTATAGGATTAACAGGAACACCTAGTCCAAATAGTTTACAGGATTTATGGGCTCAAGTTTATTTGATAGACAGAGGTGAAAGACTTGAGTCTTCATTCAGTCGTTATCGAGAAAGGTACTTTAAACCAACTCATCAAGTTAGCGAACATATTTTTAAGTGGGAGCTAAGAGACGGATCTGAAGAAAAGATATATAAACAAATAGAAGATATATGTTTAAGCATGAAAGCGAAAGATTATCTGGATATGCCTGACAGAGTTGATACTAAACAAACAGTAGTCTTATCAGAAAAAGAAAGAAAAGTATATGAAGAATTAGAAAAAAACTATATTTTAGAATCGGAAGAAGAAGGAACAGTTGTAGCTCAGAATGGGGCATCATTAAGTCAAAAACTACTTCAACTATCTAACGGTGCAGTTTATACAGATGATGAAGATGTAAGACTTATACATGATAAGAAGTTAGATAAGTTAGAGGAAATTATAGAGGAGTCTCAAGGCCAACCAATATTATTGTTTTATAACTTCAAACATGATAAAGAAAGAATACTTCAAAGGTTTAAGGAAGCAACCACATTAGAGGATTCAAACTATAAAGAACGTTGGAATAGTGGAGACATTAAGCTGCTTATAGCACATCCAGCAAGTGCAGGGCATGGATTAAACTTACAACAAGGTGGGCACATTATTGTTTGGTTTGGACTTACATGGTCATTGGAATTATACCAACAAGCAAATGCAAGATTATATAGACAAGGACAAAATCATACGACTATTATTCATCACATTATGACCGATAACACAATAGATCAAAGAGTATATAAAGCTTTACAAAATAAAGAACTAACGCAAGAAGAATTGATGAAAGCTATTAAAGCAAGAATAGCTAAGCATAAGTAATGGAGGTATAAGATGGGAAAGGCATCATACGATATTAAGCCAGGTACATTTAAATATATTGAGTCAGAGATATATAACCTACAAGAGAACAAGAAAGAGATAAATAGATTGAGAATGGAGATACTTAACCCAACGAAAGAGCTAGACACTAACATTGTGTATGGACCGTTGCAAAAAGGTGAACCAGTTAGAACAACTGAACTAATGGCAACAAGGTTATTGACTAATAAGATGTTACGAAACCTAGAAGAAATGGTCGAAGCAGTTGAAAGTGAATACTTAAAGTTACCTGAAGATCATAAGAAAGTAATTAGGCTAAAGTATTGGAATAGAGATAAGAAGCTAAAGATAGAGCAAATAGGAGATGCATGTCACATGCATCGTAATACAGTTACTACTATACGAAAGAACTTTGTTAAAGCGGTAGCGTATCATGCAGGTATCAAATAACATTGTGCAAAGATTGTGCAAAAGGCCTACAAATCTGTAGTAATATGATAGTATCGGATAGATGTATAAAGTTATCTAAAAGTTATACGACACAAGTACATGAGGCACATCGCTAAGCGGTGTGTCTTTTGTTATGCAATCAAAGAGGTGTAAGAGATGACCAAGCATAATAACATCTATAAGCATGGCCGTAAGTCATATCAATACGATTGGTTCTATCATTCAAAAGCATGGAAGAAGTTAAGAGAGATAGCATTAGATAGAGATAATTATCTTTGTCAAATGTGTTTACGCGAAGATATTGTAACAGATGCAAACATTGTGCATCACATTATTTATGTTGATGAAGATTTTAACAAAGCTTTAGACTTAGATAATCTAATGTCAGTTTGTTATAGCTGTCATAACAAAATTCATGCAAATGATAATGACAAAAGTAGTCTTAAGAAAATTAGAGTTCTAAAAATTTAAATAAAAAAATATTTAAATAAAATTTTATAGCCCCCTGCCCATTGGCTTAAAATGTTTTTTCGCCGGGTACCGGCGGGGGCCCTTCGCTTGCAACGCGGATAAACTTTTATGAAAGGGGGTCTTTATATGAAATTAACAAAAAAACAGCTAAAAGAATATATAGAGGATTACAAAAAATCTGATGACATATTAATTAACTTGTATATAGAAACATATGAATTTTATTGTCGGTTAAGAGATGAACTTAAAAATAGTGATTTGATGATAGAGCATACAAACAAGGCTGGTGCGAGCAATATTGTTAAGAATCCATTAAGCATAGAACTGACAAAAACAGTTCAAACACTAAATAACTTACTCAAGTCTATGGGTTTAACAGCAGCACAAAGAAAAAAGATAGTTCAAGAAGAAGGTGGATTTGGTGACTATTAAAGTTTTAAATGAACCTTCACCAAAACTATTAACAACATGGTATGCAGAGCAAGTCACTCAAGGGAAAATAAAAACAAGCAAATATGTTAGAAAAGAATGTGATAGGCATCTTAGATATTTAGAAAATGGAGGTAAATGGGTATTTGATGAAGAATTAGCGCATCGTCCTATTCGATTTATAGAAAAGTTTTGTAAACCTTCCAAAGGATCTAAACGTCAACTTGTATTACAGCCATGGCAACATTTTATTATCGGCAGTTTGTTTGGTTGGGTTCATAAAGAAACAAAACTGCGCAGGTTTAAAGAAGCTTTGATATTTATGGGGCGAAAAAATGGTAAAACAACAACCATTTCTGGTGTCGCTAACTATGCTGTATCACAAGATGGAGAAAATGGTGCAGAAATTCATTTGTTAGCGAACGTAATGAAACAAGCTAGAATATTATTCGATGAATCTAAGGCGATGATAAAAGCTAGCCCAAAGCTTGATAAAAATTTCAGAACATTAAGAGATGAAATCCATTATGACGCAACGATATCAAAAATTATGCCCCAAGCATCAGATAGCGATAAGTTAGATGGATTGAATACACACATGGGGATTTTTGATGAAATTCATGAATTTAAAGACTATAAATTGATTTCAGTTATAAAAAACTCAAGAGCTGCAAGGTTACAACCTCTTCTCATCTACATTACGACAGCAGGGTATCAATTAGATGGTCCACTTGTTGATATGGTAGAAGCGGGAAGAGACACCTTAGATCAAATCATAGAAGACGAAAGAACTTTTTATTATTTAGCATCTTTGGATGATGACGATGATATTAATGATTCGTCGAACTGGATAAAAGCAAATCCCAACTTAGGTGTCTCTATAAATTTAGATGAGATGAAAGAAGAGTGGGAAAAAGCTAAGAGAACACCAGCTGAACGTGGAGATTTTATAACCAAAAGGTTTAATATCTTTGCTAATAATGACGAGATGAGTTTTATTGATTACCCAACACTCCAAAAAAATAATGAAATTGTTTCTTTAGAAGAGCTGGAAGGCAGACCATGCACGATTGGTTATGATTTATCAGAAACAGAGGACTTTACAGCCGCATGTGCCACTTTTGCATTAGATAATGGCAAAGTTGCTGTCTTAACACATTCTTGGATTCCTAAACACAAAGTCGAGTATTCTAACGAAAAAATACCATATAGAGAATGGGAAGAAGATGGCTTACTAACAGTACAAGATAAGCCTTATATAGATTATCAAGATGTCTTTGATTGGATAATTAAAATGAATGCACATTATCCAGTGGAAAAAGTAACATATGACAGGGCAAATGCTTTCAAACTGAATCAAGAGTTAAAAAATTACGGCTTTGAAACGGAAGAAACAAGACAAGGAGCTTTGACCTTGAGCCCTGCATTGAAGGATCTAAAAGAAATGTTTTTAGATGGAAAAATAATATTTAATAATAATCCATTAATGAAATGGTATATCAATAATGTTCAGTTGAAACTAGATAGAAACGGAAACTGGTTGCCGTCTAAGCAAAGCAGATATCGTAAAATAGATGGTTTTGCAGCATTTTTAAACACATATACAGATATTATGAATAAAGTTGTTTCTGATAGTGGTGAAGGAAACATAGAGTTTATTAGTATTAAAGACATAATGCGTTAAGGAGGTGAATGTTATCGCAAAAGAGAATATTGTCACACGCATAAAGAAAAAATTGATAGACAATTGGATTGATCAATCAGCTTCTAAGCTTTATGACTTTAGCCCGTGGAAAAACAAATCTTTTTGGGGTGTAATTAATAATACGCTTGAAACTAATGAAACGATATTTTCAGCTATTACGAAGTTATCTAATTCGATGGCTAGTTTGCCCTTGAAAATGTATGAAGATTATAAAGTAGTTAATACAGAAGTATCTGATTTACTTACAGTGTCACCGAATAATTCTCTGAGCAGTTTTGATTTTATTAATCAAATTGAAACAATCAGAAATGAAAAAGGTAATGCATATGTGCTAATTGAACGAGACATCTATCATCAACCATCAAAGCTTTTCTTATTAAATCCAGATGTTGTTGAAATGTTAATTGAAAACCAATCACGTGAACTTTATTATTCCATTCATGCTGCAACTGGAAACAAATTGATTGTTCATAATATGGATATGCTGCATTTCAAACACATCGTGGCATCTAATATGGTTCAAGGTATTAGTCCGATTGATGTGTTGAAGAATACAACTGATTTTGATAATGCAGTAAGAACCTTTAATCTTACAGAAATGCAAAAACCTGATTCTTTCATGCTTAAATATGGTTCCAATGTAGGTAAAGAAAAAAGGCAGCAAGTGTTAGAAGATTTCAAACAGTACTATGAAGAAAACGGTGGAATATTATTCCAAGAGCCTGGTGTTGAAATCGAACCGTTACCTAAAAAATATGTCTCTGAAGATATAGTGGCAAGCGAGAATTTAACAAGAGAAAGAGTAGCTAACGTTTTTCAATTGCCCTCAGTATTCTTAAATGCAAGATCAAATACAAATTTCGCGAAAAATGAAGAGTTAAACAGATTTTACTTGCAGCATACCTTATTGCCAATCGTCAAACAGTATGAAGAAGAATTTAATCGGAAACTACTTACTAAAACAGACAGAGAAAAAAATAGGTATTTTAAATTTAACGTTAAATCTTATTTAAGGGCTGATAGTGCAACACAAGCAGAAGTGTACTTTAAAGCAGTTCGTAGTGGTTACTACACTATAAATGACATTAGAGAGTGGGAAGATTTACCACCAGTTGAAGGTGGAGATAAGCCGCTAATAAGCGGTGATTTATACCCAATTGACACGCCACTTGAATTAAGAAAATCTTTGAAAGGTGGTGATAAAAATGTCAATGAAAGCTAAGTATTTTCAAATGAAAAGAAAATCAAAAAGTAAAGGTGAAATATTTATTTATGGTGATATTGTAAGTGATAAATGGTTTGAAAGTGATGTAACTGCTACAGATTTCAAAAATAAACTAGATGAACTAGGAGACATCAGTGAAATAGATGTTCATATAAATTCATCTGGAGGCAGTGTATTTGAAGGGCATGCAATATACAATATGCTAAAAATGCATCCTGCAAAAATTAATATCTATGTCGATGCCTTAGCGGCATCAATTGCTAGTGTTATCGCTATGAGTGGTGACACTATTTTTATGCACAAAAATAGTTTTTTAATGATTCATAATTCATGGGTTATGACTGTAGGTAATGCAGAAGAATTAAGAAAGACAGCGGATTTACTTGAAAAAACAGATGCTGTTAGTAATTCAGCTTATTTAGATAAAGCAAAAGATTTAGATCAAGAACACTTAAAACAGATGTTAGATGCAGAAACTTGGCTTACTGCAGAAGAAGCCTTGTCTTTCGGCTTGATAGATGAAATTTTAGGAGCTAATGAAATAGCTGCTAGTATCTCTAAAGAGCAATATAAGCGTTTCGAGAACGTCCCAGAAGATTTAAAGAAAGATGTAGACAAAATCACAAAAATTGATGATGTAGATACATCTGAATTGGTTGAAACACCTAAAGAAAGTATGTCACTAGAAGAAAAAGAAAAAAGAGAAAAAATTAAACGCGAATGCGAAATTTTAAAAATGACAATGGATTATTAGGAGGAAATGAAATGCCGACATTATATGAATTAAAACAATCATTAGGTATGATTGGGCAACAATTAAAAAATAAAAATGATGAGTTGAGTCAGAAAGCAACAGATCCAAATATTGA